CCCTCTTGCTTATATAAGCCCCTGCAACCGCTTTTTTATAGTCTCGTCAAAGTCTGATTTGTCCGGCTGCTTGTCCGGTTTTAGTGCGTCCGCGACTTTCGCCAGGACTTCCCGCCGCGCTTCTTCTTTTGCTCTTTCTTCTACTTTTGTAAAATTCTCTATCCCTGCATAGTTGTCAACCGCTCTTGTAATATAAGCGTTGAGCGACAGCCCCGCCGCCTTCGCCTTTTCGCTCCACTGGGTTTTTTTCCCTTTTTCGGTCGTTAAATTTATGCGGTCGTATGATTGCTTTATGTAGTCGTTTGCGTATTTTGTGGCGTCAAATTCTGCCATTTTTTGCACCTCCATTTCTTTATGATTTTAGCACGCTCAATGTGTAAATGTCAATATACTATTTACACAAAATAGATGCAATATATTTGTGTAATATTATTCAATATATTTACGTAAAACCTATTGACTATTTGCGCAAATAGTGATATAATATAGATGTCAAAGGGAGAGAGCAAAAACCTCCCGAAGCTCTTTAAAACTAAATATAAATTGATAGGAGAACAGAAATGAAAACCATCGAAGAAATTACAAGAACCATGAAACTCCACCACATCGCCAGCCGCCGCGGCTACATCTCCCGCAAGTCAGCCGGAGAGGTCGAATCTTACAAGGGTAAGTTTGGCGAAGGCTACATCATTCTCCGCCCCCGTTGGGACACGACGAACTACATCTACATCGAGTATTATATCGCGAAATAACCCCCCCTCCGCCCGATGAGAGCTGGACGGCAACCAGCCGAAACCCCGCAAGGGGTCGCGGAAAGCTAAATTAAAATCGAAAGGAGTCATGAAAATGAGAAAAGAAACAGAAATGCTAATCGAATGTGCAGATGCTCATAAGGCCGTCGAAATTTTCCTTGAAAACCATCCTGAATCCCTCAAATGGGGTGAAACCCTCGGCGCGATGGCAAAAAGCGATGCCAATATCGACGACGACAGAAAAAAATGCGGTAAATTTAATCCCGATTGGACACATTTTATCATCTTGGAAGTGCACAAAGGTCAAACTTTTATTTATATCGCCGAGCACGTAGAAATATAGCAGAATCGAATTACAAGGCAATCTAATGCAGAGTGGCGGGAGCAATCCCGTTAA